GCGACCTTTGCATCCTCCATTTTGGCTTGCAGAGTTTTCATGGTGTTAGCGGTTCCATCGGCGGTGCGGGCGTAGTCGCCTTGCGCAAGAGCCGTGTCTTTTAAGATCAATGAGTAAGCAGCCTGGGACTTGATCGCAACAGGCAAAGTTCCACTTGTTGTTTTGATCAGACCCATTCGCAGGGCCTCTTCCTTCAAGCGAACTTCTGAAAGGGCAACACCGAAGCGCTTTAGAGGTTCCGTTTCACCTGAAAGACCTGATCGCAAAGCGGTGATGGCTTGATCGATGGATGTGTTGTTAAACGAAGCCATGTCTGCGGCCAACTGAACAAGGCTGGTAGACATCTTTTGCGACTCGCCTTGGCCCAAACCAAACGCCTGGAATAAGTTACCGTAAGTTCCAGCCGCTTCTAAAGCAGCCTGGTTAGAAATACCTAAGTTTTGCGCAGCGCTTTTACCAAACGCTTCAACTTCGGCCGCACCTTCGCCAAACACAACTTGCACTTTAGATAAAGACTCGGCCATGTTGCTGGCCGCCATAATCGACTCTTTGGCAAATGCTGCAACTTGAGACGCGGCAAAAGTAGCACCCATTGCAGCGCCGACCTTCTTAAGGTTGCCTACAAAGTTGCTCATGCCGCCGCTGGCCTTTTTTACATTGTCATCTACGCCCTTGATCGCGTTCTGCGCCTGGGCAAGACCTGCCTTCAACTGACTTACATCGGCTTGTATCTGAATGAGAATTGGCGGGATCGTAGATGCCATCTATTAACTCCTCAAATACGATGAAAACGCGCCAATGAATGTCCTGCTAAGTTTGCCTGATTGTTTCAGACTTTCAGCAGCGGGAACAAGGTACGGATATTTTACTCCTGATTTCCATTCAGGAAGCCCCATTTCAACTGCGCGTGCGTAAACCATGGAAGCGCCAACTTCGGCAACATAACTTTGTCCGAAGCCAATCTTTGTCTGCGAGTAAATGGATCGCCGTAAGTTACCAGTCATAACATTGGGACCAGGACCTGTGCCTGGGATGTGGCCCTGGCCTCTTGGGTGAGTTCCTGTGTTAGCGTTCTTTTTGGCTTGGCGTTCAACTTCGGCTGCGGCCATACCGATCGCAAAGCGAGCAGCGTTGTTTACATCGACTTCTGTTTTGCCAAGAGCGGCTAAGACTTTAGGCAGGTTTGTGAATTCAAATGTCACTCACGCACCTCGCTTTGCATCTTAGTCACGGTGGCTGCTATTCCCAACAACCAATCAGCGGTTCCTGCGGGTAGATCATCCACTTGCGCGGGTGTCCATCCAAAGCGATCGGCAAACTGAAAGTAGTACCACTCCTCATCGGGGTAATCTAAATCAGGTCGGCGCTCGCCACCCTCAAGCCACCACCTTAAGCGTTCGAGTTGTCGGTATCCGCTTTTGGGTCTTGCTCATTGTCAGGTGTATCGCCCAAAGAAGGGAACAGAAACTTCTGCGCATCCTTTGTAGCGTCAACCAAAGCATCGTAATCTTTCATTTCTAACTCATCAAGGTTGTCGATTTTAAGTGCGGGGATCAAGAGGTCAAGCGACCAGTCCTCAATCAACATCGCAATCAACGCATCGCCTAGTGCCAAGGCTCGAGTCAAATCTCCGCCTTCGACATCTGCTGTTTTTAACACGCGCTTGCGATCTTTAACTCGTAATGATTTAGGGTCCTTCAAAGTCACCGTAGCGCCTGAAGGTAGTGTTATCTTTTCTGACATTTTTGCCTCCTAATAGTTTGCCTTCCTAAATCATAACCTATAGGGAGCAGGTGGGCGGGATGGCGGGAAGGCGGTCGCCATCAACCGATCCCACCTGCTCTTGGACTTAGGCGTAGGTTCCTGATGCTTTCGCGTTCTGTAGAACCCACTTGATTGGTGAATAACCACCTGTTGATCCAGCGTCAGTTGTGTTGGCTTGGCCGTTTAGATCAATTGAAACCTGAACAAAGTCCTCACCGCGTTCAATAACGGCGGCTGTATAAGCGCCCTTAGTGATTGTGGCTTGAATTTGAACTGCTGCCGCTCCAGCGCCGTACGCCCAGTTAAGAACAATTGCTGGTTGTGCGTTGCTGAGGAAGCGAGTTAGTTCTGTGTCATCCTCCATAATGAAGGTGATTTTGCCTGTCACTTCTAGAGGTCCCAAGAAAATATTGTATGGGTTCTGAGTGCTGCTGATGCCGTAAACAGGTGTAACGGATCGAGCCATGTCGATGTTGCCTGTCATGGAATTGGAAACCGCAGAGCCTCCAATAGAAACTGTGCCGCGCCAAACTTGAGTAGGCAAGATGGTTGAGAAAGTTGGAGTTGGATCGGCGACTGCGCTTGATGCCCAGCCTGTTGTCTTTGTGTCGTACTCAAGCATTCCGTCAGCGTTAAACTTTAAAGAGAAATCTGAGAACTGGCAGCCTGGGTATGAGCGCACATCCGCAGTATAAAAGTCTGTTAAAGTGTAAGAGATCGGTTGATTATCTACAGTTGAAACAAGACTGTTCTTTAGCGAGATTGTGTGTGTGTAAGGTGCGCTTGCGCCTGTTGTTGCCACGCTTCCAAGAAGCCCAGCAAGACCGTATCCAACTGTGTCGGCAAATACTGCGCCGCCAAAGTCAAAAGTTGAGCGTGTGCGACCTTGTAGATAGGCATAGTTAACAACATTAGAACCACGAAGCCCTGTGTCGTAGAGCGGATCTACCACATCAACAGGCTTAATGTTGTCCTTTGCTACTGGTATAAAATCTGTTGGTGCAACGATCGTACCCTTGGTCACTTCTTTAGCGATACCCAGGTACGAGCGTACGGATGCTTGTACTGACATTATTCACTCTCCTTAGAGTCGTAGTCTGACGCGGCAGACTTGGTTGGGGCTTGTGTTGGAATTGCTGCTGGCTTCGCTGCTCCTGGTGCTAAGCAATCAGGATGAGTAAAGCCTTCGGGTGCGTCAAACTCGTCACCTGGTTTTACTGTGATCCCCAGCGATGGGAACACTCGTTCATCTGTTCCGTTGTATTTCAGTTTCATGTTGCTCCTTATGCTTGGATCATTTCAGTAACATCGAATTCTATCTCAGCAAACACTTCTGAAGCGCCCTCATTGGTAGTCGAGACTTCTCCGTAGCGTGCATTGATGATCGGTTCGGCTCCTTGCCACACTAGATTACCCGTTGGGTCGCCAAAATTGTGGTCGGAACGCAATCGCTCTTTGATGTTGTCGATTAGCACATCAAAGTCATCCATTACATCCTCGGCATTGCGATGCATCGAGTGGGTATAAACCTGCAAAACTAATGTGTAATCCACGCGCTTCCAGCCGTTGTGAGCGCCACCAATCGCCAGGCGTGTTTCCGTTTCAGCCGCAATAAATATCACAACAGCCGAGCGGGTCAATTGACCAGGCTGCGAATTGATCTGATAGTTGATGCGCTTGGGAAAGGAAGTAAAGACTTGGTTCAAGTTTGTGATTTGCGGGTTAGAAATAAACGCAGCGAGCGTGTTTCTGACCCCTACGCGGCCCGCCATTACCTGATCCTGCGGTACTTATCGACCATGCTCAACGCCATAGAAATCTCTCCACCGTAACGAGCCGAGCCAGGGATGCTGCCCTGCGGTTGGGTTGTGATGTTCATGGTTAGAGAGTTGTCGCCACGGATCTTTATGAAAGCCGTGGTGATTAAAATACAGGCTTGCTTAATCGCGTTAGGCAAGTTGCCAATTGCAGCACCCGCAGCGTGTGTGAAAAGCAGCGGCGATGCCAAAGTAAGGGTGGCGTTTCCGTAAGTGTAAGACGAACTCACATAGACGGTTTCGCTGCTTGCGCCATCTGAGATGCGCAGCATTTCGCCAGGGATAATTCCGATCGGATCGGCCACAACTATTGTGGAAGCCCCAGCCGTTGCTGATACAACGGTTGTGTTGGCAAAACCAGCCACATAGGTGTACTTAGTAAAGATCTGTTGGGACCCACCAATTCCAGGGCCAAAAGCCAAAGGCCCCGCAGAGGAATAAGTGGTTGCCATCTGCGATAAAGGAATGAGAATCTGTTGCTCTTCAAACCAGCATTTAGAAGGATCAGGTACCGCCACTAAGTTGGTTGGAGAACCACCGTAGTAGAAACTCTCCAGCGAGATGATCGGGCTTTGGTTTGGGTGCAAAGCGATGTAGCCCATGTTGTTTAGGCGGACTCGCTGTGTTTCTGTGGCTCGGTTGGCCACCACATTTTGGTTCAGGTATTCATCCATGTAAGACGAAGCCCGAAGGATTACATTCTTAAGTTCGGCATCCTGGGCTGTTGCGTTGCCGCCAACTACCAGGTTGTCATAGTCAATTGAAGTGGGCGCGTTCTTGTATTCCTGAACGGTCAAATATGACTGCTCGGAGAAGGTGTCTGTTGTTACGCCCGTTGCCATTTATGAATTCCCATCCGTTGGAATACTGGAATTGTTATGCCCGCACCGTGAACACAATGCAAACCAACTCCCAAAGCCACATTCTACGCAAGTAAATCCTCGTTCGCCGTCTTTACTGTCATAAGGATTTAATGCCGCTTCAAAATAACCTTCAGCCTTCATTAACTTTGCGTGCTTGGCGTTGTCTACCGTGTAGATGCCGCTGCGATCGGGGCGGTAGGTTGAATTGCCAATAACTGTTTCTTTGACACCTTTATCAGGTGCTACCCATCTTGCCATGCTGCCTCCTTATTGAATAAAGGAAGGGTGCGCCCTTTAGAAACGCACCCTCCCTTCTATTCAGTTGTTAATTACGCGTTTACAATTCCTGAAACTGCGCCGTTCCATGCAGGAGCAGAGCAGAAGAAAGTGCCACGGAAGTATGTTGAGAAGTCATAAGAGAACTGTGTTACTGGCCATTGGATGCCCATGTAATCCTGTACTAGGAAGTTCGCCCATACATCAGATACCTCTGTGTCAGGGATTGGAAGTGTGAATGAAAGGATTGGAGCAACGCCCTGGTTAAGCCATGGGTGAACCATGAGATCAACAGCCTTGCCTGTTACTTCATTCTGTAGGCCAGTTACGACTGAGCCGTAAGTTGTGCCGTCTTCGCCTGGGTTGTTGATAACCAAACGGTAGTTAGCGTTAGAGCCGCTCTTGATTGCATCAGAGAGTTGCTTACGATCGTTTCCGTTAAGTAGAACGATGTCAGGGTCAGCCTTTACATTCTGGTACATAGAAGCGAATGCAGTCTGGAATTCTCCGCCTGGGTTAGAGGTTGAGAAAGCGCTGTTGATCGCGTTGTTGTAACCTGAGTTA